CCGGGGATGTTTGACCAAAAAGCCGTCCTTAGTCGAATGCTCAAGCAGTTAAAGGTGCCTGACATTCAAGAGTTGTTACCTAACGCTACCAAGCCGATGGAGCACAACGCCGCTGATGAGAACGCCGCAATGTCTTTGGGCAAGTCTTCGTTTGCATACCCAAGTCAAGATCACTTAGCGCACATCCAAACTCACCTTACGTTTGGTCTCGATCCAATGCTGGGTTCCAACAACTTGATTGCACCGAAGTTCATTCCGCAGGCGCTGGAGCATATCAAGCAACACATGATGCTGTGGTACACAAGCCAAATGAATGCTTATGTGACAGCGGGTACTGACTTGAAGCTAGGCCCATACGAGGACAGCAAGTTGGCTCCTGACATTGACAGGGCTATGGCTATTGCGTCTGACCACGTTAAGTTGGATACCGCTGAGGTTTTCAAAGGCGTGCTACCAGCCCTTCAACAGTTGGGTCAGGTCATGCAACAGTTCAAACCACCAGCACCTCCTATGGAAGGCGAAGCACAAGCTGTGTTGCAGGCTTCTATGGCAGAGACACAACGACGCACTGCACGCGACCAAGCGGATATGGCGCACAAGTCACAAGATTTGCAAGCAAAGATCGCCATGAACGCCGAAGACAACCTAACGAAAGAACGGATGATGACGGCAGACCTAACGGTCGAGGAGATCAAACTGCAAAGGGAGCAGGAAGAGACAGCAATCAAACTGCAAAATGTTACACAACGCAACTTAGGAGATTGAAATGGCTACTACCGACAAAGAGCAACAAGACGAGACTGTCAAGCAACACACCCGCATGGCGGCTGGCGCTTGGGTTACAGGAAGCGAACTAAAAGAGAAGGGTACAGCGACACTACCAAAAGCTAACAGCGATCATGGGAATTTCTCCCAAAACAAGGGCGTGGACAAGAGCAACGCATGAGGTACATATCCGACTTTATCGGTGCTGTAGAAGCGCGTAAAGCTGAGATTGCTAAGTCTGTTATTGCAGGAAACTGCATCAACTACGAGGCATATCAAAGGCTAGTCGGTACCAATGCGGGTCTTGAAGAAGCCCTTGACATCCTAAACAACCTTTTAAAGGAAGAAGAAGACGATGACAGATAGCACGGTAGCGGGTAATGCCGCTGATTTACGAGATTCGATTCTTGTTGTAACCCGGAATCAAAAACGCGCCGCATACAAACAAGAGTGGTATGCAAAAAACCAAGAGCAACATAAGGCCAACCAAAAACGTTGGCATGATGCTCATGGCGAAGAATCCGCTCAAAAAGCAAAGAACAAGCGAAGCATCTCACCGCTTGTAAATTTGCGAGAAAGCATAAAACTTGGCTTAAGGCGCAAGGGGGGAGACATAGATGCAAACTTTATGTTGCAGATGTGGCTTGACCAAGATGGTTTTTGCGCTTTGTCTGGAATAAAAATGGTGTGGGGTGGCGGCACTGGGCCGAGGAACATATCGACAGACAGGATTGATGCGACTCGCGGGTATTACAAGGACAATGTGCGCCTTGTTTGCCATGCTGTCAATTCATTCCGTGGGCAAATGTCTGACAATGAATTGTTGATAATGGCGACTACTTTGGTGGCAAATATGCAAGCCAAAAAAGTCATTGCAAAAATCTCTCAGGAGGAATTTGTATGACTCACGAAGCCGAACTATTAGATGCTTTCCCCGCTGTAGACCCCGGAGCACTGCCCCTTGGCGCACGAGTATTAGTTCAACTGCGAATCGCCAAGAAACGAATGACAGAATCGGGGATTATCTTGCCTGAAGAAACCCGCGATACCGAGAGGGCGCAAAACCCAGTCGGTAAAGTGGTGGCTATCGGCCCGTTAGCGTTCAAGAAGCGCGACACAATGGAGGCGTGGCCTGAAGGCTCGTGGTGCGGTGTGGGTGATTACCTGCGCGTACCCAAATGGACTGGCGACCGCTGGTTTGTTCCGCACAATAACGAGGAAAACGTCGAGTTTATGGTGCTGAATGACCACGAAGTAATCGCCAAAATCACTGGTAACCCCCTTGATGTAAAGGCATTTGTATGAGCAATGAACAGCAAAATGCTGAAAAGCAAGAAGTCATCACGATTCAGGAAGAAGTTGACGGTTCAGCAACGATTGAGTTGCCTGATAGCATCCCATCCCCTGATGAACAAGCGGATTCAGGTCAAGAAGGTTCTGATGAAGCTGATGAACGAGCCAGACGCGCTGAATTAGCGGATGGTGGTGAGGTAGACGCTGATGCGGAGGCTCTTAGAGAGCAAAAACGTCATAAAAGACGCTCACGCAAGGAGTACCACCGTAACGTCGAGCAAGAGAAGAACGTCAAAATCCAACATTTAGAGCGCGTTAATCAAGAAATGGTTGAACGCTTGACGGTTTTGGAGAAGAAGTCGCATGGTAGTGAGTTAGCACGTCTTAATAAGGCGATTGAAGACCAACACAATCGCATTTTGTTTGCAAAGCAGAAGATTTCAGAGGCAACAACCACTGGAAACGGAGATTTGCTCACTAATGCGCAGGAAATGTGGTTTGAAGCAAGGCGCAATGCTGAGGCTCTTGAAAACATCAAGAAAAAAGCCACTGCACCGCGCCAACAACGCACTATTCAAGCACCTGATCCAGCCGTGCAAAACTTTGCAAATCAATGGATGTCAAACAATCAGTGGTATGACCCCAAGGGCAAGGATTCCGACTCAAAGATCGCTTTGACGATTGATGCGGCGCTTGCTGAAGAAGGTTACACCCCCCAAACTTCAGAGTTTTGGGAAGAACTTGACAACCGCTTGCAAAAGTACCTACCTCACCGTTATACTGATAACGCGAACGAGAAACCGACACAACGGAGACCCCGTAATGTAGTGACGAGTTCGGGACGCGAAGCGGCGTCGAGTAGTGGTGGTAGAAATACTTTTACTCTGAACCCAGATCAGGTCAGAGCCATGAAAGATGCGGGTATGTGGGACGATCCCGACAAGAGAGCGCGAATGGTCGCGCGGTATGCTAAAGAAGCACGTCAAAACAACGGTTATAGGAGTTGAAAATGGATTCTCGTTTAAAGAAAAATTTGTCTGCTGGTGGACGCGAAAGTCGCGCGAGTCTTGACCAAAGTCGAGAGGCACCCGAAGACCAGTTCGTATCATCTGAAGAACGTCGCAAGATGTGGAAAGATGAGTGGACACAAAGCGCGTTGCCCAATGTCCCTGAAGTTAAGGGCTGGCATCATTGCTGGTTATCGTCAACCAATGCGTATGACAGCATTGACAAGAGGATCAGATTAGGTTATGTACCCGTGAAAGCGGATGAGATGACTGGGTTTGATAACTATCGAGTCAAGTCTGGAGAACAAACTGGTTATATCGCGTGTAATGAGATGATCTTGTACAAAATTCCCATGGAACTTTATCAAGATGTTATGGCTCATTTTCACCACGAAGCACCGCTTGAGGAAGCGAACAAGATTCGACTGCAAGCAGAGCAACAAGTGGGACGTGATAGTCGAGGTAGACCCTTGGGACAGATTGAAGGCGATGGTATGGACAACATTGATAAACCGATACCTGCTCCGCATTTCGCTGGGTAGGAATGTTTTAACAAACTAGGAGTAAGACTATGTCTTCAACATCTGCTCCGTTCGGTCTGCGCCCATCGTTCCATCCTTCTGGTTTGGATCGTGCGGTCGCATTACCTAACGGTATTGCCTCTGGCTTCGCTTCGGGAATTTTAAAAGGTCAACCCGTAGCACTTAACACCAGCGGTAACATTATTGCCGCTACTGCTGGTAGCGCCTATCAAGGTGCTTTTGCTGGTCACGAGTACACCGACTTAACTGGTCGTCGTCTTGTCAGCAATCAGTGGATTGCAAGCACTGCATACCAAACTGGTTCTGAAGTAACCTACTACTACTCTGACCCTAATATCGTTTACGACATTCAGGCTAATGGTAGTTTGGCTCAGACCTCCATTGGAGATCAAGCAAACTTTGCAAGTATTACCGCTGGTTCTACAACCACTGGTTTATCGCAATGCATGATTTCTACCACGTTAGCGGGTTCAAGTGCAGTTGGTGATCTTCGTATCATCGGTCTCACACCTGCTGTTGACAACGATTGGGCTGATTCTTTCACAGTAGTGCAAGTACAAGTCTCTCGTAGTCAATTTGTCGCAACCATTAACGCCATCTAAGGAGTCCAATCATGGCCGCACCAATGCGCAGTACGGACTTTAGAAGTATTGTTGAACCTATCCTCAACGAATGCTTTGATGGAGTCTATGACCAACGTACCGATGAATGGTCACGGGTTTTCCGTGAGCAAGAAGGTATTCCCCGTAACTACCACGAAGAACCAGTCCTTTATGGATTTGGTGCCGCACCTCAATTGCCTGATGGAACACCTGTGTCCTATCAGCAAGGTGGTGTTCTCTTCTTGCAACGCTATGTCTACAACGTGTATGGCCTCGCCTTCGCGCTGACAAAAGTGTTGGTTGAAGATGGCGACCATATCCGTATCGGTCAAGTTTACGCTCGTCACTTGGCTCAGTCTTTGATTGAGACTAAGGAGACATTGAGTGCAAACGTGTTGAATCGTGCGTTTAACTCAAGCTACCCCGGCGGGGACGGCGTGTCTCTGAGCAATTCAGCACACCCCATCGTGAATGGCACATTCAGCAACTTGTTGACTACTGCCGCTAACTTGTCTCAGACTTCTCTTGAGCAGATGTTGATCCAAATCCGTCAAGCGGTGGACAACAACGGCAAGAAGATTCGTTTGGTTCCACGTCAACTGATTGTGGCCCCCGGCAACGTCTTCCAAGCCGAAGTTCTGTTGAAGTCTGTCCTGCGCTCAGGTACTGGCAACAACGACATCAACCCTGTTAAGTCTATCGGTCTTTTGGACGAAGGCGCGGCGGTGTTGTCACGTTTGACCAGTGCTACAGCGTTTTGGGTTCAGACTGATGCTCCTGAAGGCATGAAGTTGCTGATGCGTCGTAAGCTGGAGAAGACGATGGAAGGCGATTTTGAAACTGATTCGATGCGCTACAAAGCTACTGAGCGTTATCAAGTTGGTTTCACTGACCCTCGTGCCGTGTACGGTACACCCGGCGTCTAAAACCAATTGAGGGGGGCTTAGGCTCCCCTCGCTACAGGAGAAATCTATGGCTACAAACAACTCAGTAACTGAAATTGCTGGTGTGTTGTCGGCTATCACAACGACTATCGCTTTTAGCGATACCGCCGCTGTGAGCATCGGCACTCTACCTGCAAATGCGCAAATCGTTGACATCAACATTGATACCACGACCGCATTCAACGCCACCACTACCAACACCGTTACGGTGGGTAAGACTGGCACTGCCAACGCCTTCGTTACTACCACTTCTGTGACCAGTCTAGGGCGTGCAAGCGTGGCGACCACGGGAACGTACAGTGCGTGGGCTGACACTGGTTCTGCTGAACTTGACGCAACTGTCACGTTCTCTCAGACTGGTACAGCGGCTACGACTGGTGCGGCTCGTGTGACTATTGTCTTCAAGTCTTTCGCTTAAAAGGGGAACGACATGGGACAATTTAAACCAATGGTCAAAATGGAGACTACAGAACCTTCAGTGGAGTTAAAACTCGCTAAAGGTGGCGCAGTCAAAATGAAAAAGGGTGGCAGTACCACCAAAGCCAAAAAGATGGCTATGGGCGGTGGCGCTATGGACATGATGTCAGGAACACCTGCTTTGGTGGGTCGTCCTGCTGTTAACGCTCCTGTTCGCTCCCCCATGAAACCCTCTATGGCATCACGTCGCAAGGCGATGATGGCTAAGAAGCCTATGGCACCGTCTATGCCAGCAATGCCCACCATGAAAAAAGGTGGCGAGTCCAAAAAGACACACATGGCTGAGATGTCAAAGATGAAGGGTCTTGAAAAAGAACTGAAGTCTCACGAGTCCAAGCCTGCAAGCAAAGGTCACAAAGGTCTGAAAACTGGCGGCGTGACTGATGGTCAAGGTGGCTACAAAACTGGTGGTGTTGTCCTCGGTAACGGCGGCGGCTACAAAGACGGCGGTATGCCCATGAAAGACGGTAAACCTGCTTTTCTCGACGACGGTAAAGGCATGAAACACGGTGGCATGATGGGTGGCGGCGGGATGCACATGATGCCTGACGGTAACATGATGAAGAACTCTGCTATGAAAAAAGGCGGCATGGCTACTGGTGGCGTCAAAATGGGTAATGCTGGTGGCTACAAAATGGGGGGTAAATCCTCAAAAAAAGCCTACGCGACGGGGGGAACTGTTGATTCAGGCAAGCCCGTCGCGATGCCCCAAGGTGCTAAAAAGCCCTCGCAACCTGTAAGCACCAATCGTCAAGCTGGCACCTTTAAAAAGGGTGGCAAAGTCACCCCTGCCGAAGGCCGCTTGCGTGCTAATAACAAAGCGGAGAACTCTACGGCCATGAGTCAGGCCAAGGCGCAATCCAACGATGTCTATAGCAAGTACCAGAAGATGCAGAAAGGTGGCTCTCCAACTCCAAATGAGTCTTTCTTTGACAAAAACAAAGTAGACCCAAAGTCTGTGAGCGACAAAGCAAGTCGTGAGTTAGAGGAGGCGATGAACCCCTTGAGCATGGCGAAGGAACTTTACGGCAAAGCGCGTGATGAGTTTCTTGATAGGAAACCTTACATGCAAATTGATATGACAGGCAAAAAGCCTGAAGATTTTCTTGACAGGTTGCCCTACAGGTCAATAGACATGAAGGGTAAAAAACCTGAAGATTTTCTTCAGAAATTGCGTGGACAAGGCGCTGTTACAGAAACCGAAAGGTCTGTAACGGTATCACCAGCGGGTAAAAAGCGTGGCGGTAGCGCTTGTTGAAAACGAGTAGGGGCTTCGGCCCCTGCTTTTAATTGGAGAAAAATATGGCTGATGCAGTCACAAGTCAAACGCTCTTTGATAACGAGCGCACGGCTATTATGAAATTTACAAACATCAGTGATGGCACTGGTGAAACTGCGGTTTTGAAGGTAGATGTTTCTGCACTAACGCCAAGCGCATCTGGCGCGGCGTGTGATCGTGTCACAGTCACCAAAATCTACATCGCTAATCACGGCATGGAAGTCAGAATGTTTTTTGACGCTACAGCAGATGTACCGTTCTTTCTCTCATCGTCTGGTGCGACTCAGACGCTAGACATGACAGGCTTTGGCGGTATTACCAACAACGGTGGTGCTGGCGTTACTGGTGACATTGTGTTTAGCACGGCTGACGCATCTTCTGGCGATACCTACTGGTGCATCTTGGAGATGGTCAAAGGATACGCATAATGCCAAGCAAGTCACTTTCTCAGCATCGTTTGATGGAAGCGGTCGCACATAACCCTGCGTTCGCCAAGAAGGTTGGTATTCCTCAAAAAGTCGGCAAAGATTTTGCAAAAGCTGATGAGGGAAAAAAACTTAAAGGAGGCGGCTTGTATGACAATATCAATGCAAAACGTGAAAGAATCTCTGAAGGCTCTGGGGAGAAAATGCGCAGAGTTGGTAGCAAAGGTGCGCCAACGGCTGGTGACTTTAAGCAGTCAGCAAAAACCGCCAAAGTAAAATGAGCAAAAAAAAAGTTAATTTAGCAGTTGGTCGCGGAGAAAAATTGTCCGTTGAAAAAGGTGCTGGATTAACAGCTAAAGGTCGGGCAAAATACAACCGTGAAACTGGTAGCAATTTAAAGGCTCCACAGCCTCAAGGTGGCGCTCGAAAGGACTCCTTTTGCGCACGCATGAGCGGTGTTGTAGAACATTCAAAGGGGGACGCACCACGCGCCAAGGCATCGCTGAAGCGGTGGGACTGCCCCGGTTGGTAAGGACAAAAACATGGCGTATTCTGACACCTACGGACAAACGGTCAATGTACAGACATTGATTGACCACGGCGCTCGTCGGTGCGGAAAACTGGCTGAAGAGTTGACTTCTGAACAAGTTCTTTCTGCTCGTCAATCGCTTGGGTTCTTGCTTTCTAACCTTATCAATCGCGGCATCCAGTATTGGTGCATCAGCAAAGAGGTGATTGGACTTACCCCTAACAAGTATCAATACACCCTGCCTGATGGCGCTGTAGACACTTTAAACGTGCTGTATCGCACTTTAAACCGCCCTGATGGGACGTATACCTCCTCTGCTGGTGGAACTGTTGCAAACCTCTACGATGGGGATGTTGACACCTTTACCCAACAAACTTCGGCAAATGGAAGTTTTACGGTTGATTACGGCATAACAAATCCTATCTATGCAGGCTCTATTGGGTTCTTGCCCTACATCTCTGGTGGTGGGTCAGCGACGTGGAATATTTTGCTCCAATACTCATCGGATGGGATAACGTACTCTACATTGCAGAATCTTGGAGCAACTCCTGTTACCGACAATACATGGGTGTGGACGGATATAGACCCCGGTCAGTCCGTCGCCTTCTACCGCATTGTCATCTCTGGTGGCGCTACTCTTGCCCTGCGCGAGTGGTACATCGGTAATAACAGCACCGAGGTGATGATGTCTCGTTTGAATCGTGACGACTACACCAACTTGCCAAACAAGAATTTCACAGCAAACCAGCCCTTTCAGTTTTGGTTTAATCGCACAATTCCTAATCCAGAGATTTATCTTTGGCCTACCCCTAGCAATGCATTTGTGCAGATGACGGTGTGGTATTCCACGCAAGTCATGGATGTGGGTGCTTTGACTAACGAGTTGCAGATTCCTCAGCGTTGGTATGAGGCGGTAGTGTTTATGCTGGCTCACAGGATGAGTCTTGAACTTCCACTGGTTGCAATGGATCGTGTTAGCTATCTTGAGAAGATGGCTGAAAAATATCTGTTTGAAGCGGAGCAAGAAGAGCGCGATAAATCTCCAATTTTCCTTGCCCCTAACATAAGTCCATACACAGCATAATGCCAGTTTTTCTTGACACTCGTGGGCTGACATCGGTTGCCATCGCGGTTTGCGATAGGTGCAAGATGAAGGTGCCTTTTGTTACGTTGGTAGCGGATGGGAACTCGCCGGGTCTCCGCGTCTGCGCAGAACGTGGATGCAGAGATGTGCTTGATCCCTATCGTTTACCTGCTCGAAAAACCGAAAGAATCAACTTACGATTTCCTCGTCCCGATGTTAATATTGATGCTGGTGATAACTACTTGATGACTGGCGGAACAAGCCAATTTCAGATTTCAACTCAACAGAACACTCAAACACCAACACAGACGGGCAACGAAGACACGATTGCACCAAATCCGCCTGACAATACGAGTACATAAATGTCTGCACAAGTCACCATACTCCAACTGCCAGCCGCTGGTGCTATTACAGGTACTGAGGCTGTTCCTATTGTCCAAAATGGCGTGACAGTCCAGACTACGACGAGTGCAATTTCTGCATCTCCGTCGCAGGTATACACATACCTAACGGTCAATCAAACGCCTCAGTTAGCAAACAGTCGCTACGTTGGTGTAACCAATGGTTTGGTGATTACTGATGGCGGATCGCAAGGACTATTCAATATCGGCACCACAGGCGCTTTATTGTCCTTAGTGAACTCTGGTACTGGAATACAGGTAAAAACGTCTTCTACAGTCCTTACAAGCCGTTCTATAGCGGTTAGTGGGGCTGGACTGTCAATTACCAATGGTTCTGGCGTATCTGGTGACCCAACCATTGCATTGAGCGGTCAGGTGTTGAATTTTGCCAATGCTAGTTTTAACGGGCTTATGGTTCTTTCAACTGGTGGCGCTATTACTTCCGCGACCATCACAGGAACCGCAAGTCAAATTAGCGTTGCAAACGGAACTGGAATAAGTGGTAATCCAACAATTGCAATTGCAAGCGACCCTGTATTGTCAGGAAATGGTGGTTTGATTGTTCCTAGTGGTACTACTGGACAACGAGGTTCTTCCGTCAACGGAAACTTCCGCTATAACTCCACAACTGCAAGTTTTGAGGGGTATGCAAACGGTGCTTGGGGGTCAATCGTTAGTGGTTCTGGGGTTAATTCAATCTCTTTTGGTTCAACGGGTCTAACCCCATCCACCTCAACTACAGGCTCAGTAACTGTTGGTGGAACACTGAATGCGGCAAGTGGTGGAACTGGTGCAAATACTTTGACTGGTTATGTGTACGGAAACGGTACTGGCGTTATGACTGCCAGCACGACAATTCCTAATGCTGGTTTGGCAAACAGTTCAGTAACCTACAACGGTACTACTGTTGCCTTGGGCGCTTCTGGAACAATCACAGCAAACACAACAAACGCATTGACCATTGGCACTGGTTTGTCAGGCACATCGTTCAATGGTTCTTCCGCTGTAACAATTGCGATTGATTCGACTGTTGCTACTTTGACGGGTACGCAGACGTTGACCAACAAGACGATCAGTGGCTCAACCAACACGCTGACAAACATTGCCAATGCAAGTCTGACTAACTCGTCTGTGACTGTTGGTACTACAGCTATTGCGTTGGGTGCATCAAGTCTTACTTTAGGTGGTCTGACTTCGGTTGCTGTGACGCAAGACCCTGTGTCGGCGTTGGAATTAGCAACTAAGCAGTATGTAGATTCTGTGGCTCAAGGGTTAGACCCCAAGGCATCTTGCGTGGCGGCAACGACGACAAACATCACGCTGTCTGGAACGCAGACGATTGATGGTGTAGCGTTGATTGCGGGAGATAGGTGCTTGGTTAAAGACCAGACACTGAGTCAGAACAATGGAATTTACTTGGTTGCGGCGGGGGCATGGACTCGTGCAACGGATATGGACTCGTGGGCGGAAGTCTCGGGCGCGTTCACCTTCATCGAGCAAGGAACCCTGTACGCTGACACTGGTTGGGTTTGCACTTCCGATGCTGGCGGTACTTTAGGCACAACCCCCATCACTTGGGTTCAATTTGCGGGTGTAGGTTCTTACACCGCAGGTACAGGATTAACTCTCACGGGTACGCAGTTCAGCATCACCAATACGGCGGTAACTGCGGCGTCCTATGGCTCTGCCACTCAGGTTGGAACCTTTACAGTTAATGCACAGGGTCAATTGACTTCGGCAAGTAATACCACGGTGACTCCAGCAGTAGGTTCTATTACTGGACTAGGTACTGGAGTTGCAACGGCTTTGGGGGTCAACGTAGGCTCTGCTGGCGCTTTTGTGACGTTTGATGGGGCTTTGGGTACACCAAGCAGTGGTACGGTTACAAACCTATCTGGTACTGCATCGATTAACATTAACGGTACTGTTGGTGCTACAACGCCTACAACAGGGAACTTTACAACTGTCACTGCCACCACAGGCATTTTTGGGGGAATATTCTAATGGCACAAGCAGGCTTCACGCCCATATCTCTTTACTTTAGCACCACTGCGGCGGCAACACCGTCTGCTGGCAACCTTGTTGCAGGCGAGTTGGCACTCAATACAGTGGATGAAAAGCTGTACTTTAAGAACTCTGCTGGTACGGTCAAGTTGTTGGCATCAAACGCCACTTCTGCTCCAGTGCTTTCGTTTTCAGCAGGAACAACAGGCTTTACACCTAGCACCGCAACAACAGGCGTAGTGACATTGGCTGGTACGTTAGCAACCACGAACGGTGGTACAGGACTTACCGCATTTACTGCAAACCAAGTTTTTTACGCATCTAGCACAAGCGCGTTTGCTCAATCTGCCAATCTGACTTTTAACGGAACAACGCTCACAGCAAACACTATTGGAGCATTTACTCTTAGTGGAACAGTAGCAGGCGGCGGCAATCAGATTAACAACGTAGTAATAGGTGCGAGTACTCCGCTGGCTGGTGCTTTCACTTCACTTACAGCATCTAGCACTCTTGGAGTAACTGGTGTATCCACATTAACTGCGGGTGCTCTCATCCAAGGTCTAACAGTAGGTCTTGGTGGTGGTGCTGTAGCATCTAATACTGTGGTTGGTGGACACACGCCTTTAAACTCAAATACTACTGGCGCTAATAACGTTGCTATTGGTGACTACGCAGGACAGTCATCTACAGGCTCATTCAATACCATACTAGGTTCGCAAGCGGGATTTTTTGTTACAGGTAGTAGCAACGTATTGGCTGGCTATCAAGCTGGAAATAATGGAGGGTTTACTGGGTCATACAGTGTTGGCATCGGTCAACAAGCTTTATACAACAACACCACAGCATCTAGCAACACGGCTGTAGGTTATCAGGCGGGATACGCAAATACCACTGGTACTGTTAATACTTTTATTGGCAAACAAGCAGGATTAAGTTTAACTACAGCAAATAACAGTACTTTTGTTGGTAATGCAAGTGGTCGTTCAACTACTACTGGTGGAGAGAACACAGCGATTGGTTCTGAAGCTCTTTACACAAACACAACAGGCGCTAACAATGTTTCAATTGGCCCAAGTGCGCTTTTTTACAATTCAACTGGTTCTAGTAATGTGGGAATTGGAGCATCCGCATTGCAGTCCAACACCACAGCATCAAACAACACTGCTGTAGGTTATCAGGCGGGGTTTACAAACAGCGCGGGCGCAAATTTAGTTGCAATTGGTTATCAAGCAGGATATACCTCCAATGCCAACAACAGTACATATGTTGGTTATTTTTCTGGTCAAACTACAACTGGGGCGTTGAACACTTTTGTTGGTGTAAATGGAGTTGGCTACCTTGTAACATCTGGTGCAAATAACACCATCATCGGCGGCTACTCAGGAAACAATGGTGGCCTAGACATTCGCACAGCAAGCAACTATGCCGTTATTTCTGACGGAGATGGCAATCCACTCATCTCTACAGCCAATAGTCAAACAGTTGCGCTAAAAGGTGCAATCCCCAACTCAGGCACAGGCATCACATTCCCCGCAACTCAATCAGCATCATCAGACGCTAATACTTTGGATGACTATGAGGAGGGGACTTGGACGCCTGCGGTTACTTTTGGAGGAGGTGCAACAGGCGTTACTTTTGGTGCTTCTAATGGTGGGACATACACCAAAGTTGGAAGAATCGTAACTGTCTGCGGAATTTT